AAGTTCCTTCTCTTTGTGTTTCTGTTCTTTGTGCAAGGGATCCTGTAGCTCTTAAAGTTGTTACCTTAATATTTTCATCAGGTTTATTTGATGTAAATACAGCTTTAAATTTATACCCTCTTCCTTTGAAAGTAGCATTACTAAACTTTTCAAATGCAGTAAACGTAGGACTTCCAGAGCTAGGATCATCATCAGTGGTGGCAACAAATAAATCAACTTTTGGCTCGTCAATTTTTGTTCCATCAATATCTGAAAATAAATCTATATTATTTCTTGTATCTATTTCTGTATTTTTTAAAAAAGTAGTTGCTGCAATTTCTTTTATAAAATGTGTAGGCATTTTATTATTTGCACCAAGATCTCCAACAGTTGTGAATTCATAAGTTCCAGTTGTTGAAATAGTGTCTCCGATCTGATCTAAATTAGGTGTTAATGTATCAAAATCAGTTTCATCATCAAATAATCCATCACCAGCTAATATCATTTCTAATCCAGTGCCATCTGCTGTAATTGCAACACCTGTTTTTGTACCAGCAAAACTGGCTCCATCTTCATTTATGTTTGTAATTGTATCTTGATCGTCTGCCTCTGAATCATCAAGTGCAAATTGTACTGTCTGTTCACCATTTGAAAAGTTATCATTTGCATCTCTAGCCTTTACAACATAAGTTCCAGCTAATTTCGGTACGACTACTTCGGTAGATGTACCTGATACCGCCTCAATAATTGGACTTGAGTTTTGAAAAGTAGCTCCACTTGTAAGATTTGTATGTTTTATATATATTCTTCCGCCATTGATAACACTTACATCTTCTGATTTATTCCAAGTTAATCGAACAAAATTTTTATCTACTGGCTCAACAGTTAATCCACTTAAATCATCTGGTGGTGTGATTTTTCCTAAAACTTGGACATTATCTAATTTACTGGAAGCACTAGGTTCACTTCCTGAGACATTAACTGTAAATACCTCAATATCATATCCTAATGATTCATTTAACACCCCATCTTCTACTTCACCTGATGAACTTGTAATTTGTGCATTTAAAATTTCAAGTGTTGTTAATTCAGTCTCAACACTAATTGGATTATCATCAGCACTTGAATATACAACTCTATAATTTTTTGCTCCATCCACAGGTTGCCAACTTATAACTAATTTATTTCTTAAATATCCATCTTGAACATATTGCAATTCTTCTACTCCTAAACCCTGAGGACTTGGTAATGTTTTATTTAAAATGGTTATATTTTCTTCAACAGGAACAGCATCAGTTACATTTTCTATAAAATCGTATTTGGTTGAATGATACGAAATACCTGTTATTTGATAAACATCTTGATCTTCAACAACGCCTATAACTCTCCATTGTGTTGGCTTAACATTATCATCTGTAATTAAATATTCTGCGTTTACTACAGGATCAGTACTAAATCCCGATGAGACTGTTATAGTTGTGCCACTTACTTGAGTTATAGTTCTTTCTTCTACATTTAAAGTATTACTACTGATAATTTCTATAGTTGTATCAACAGCAGGTTCATTTCCACTAGTAAAAGTTATTTCAGTAGAACTTGTAAAGGTATAATGTGTCGTAAGAGTTTTTACGACATCATTAACCTTTACAGTAATATCTGATTGAAATGAATAAGAGAAACCAATCGCAAATGGTCCTGCTGTACCATCGCCCGTGTAGGTTGTCGTAGAAGGTGGAGAAGGTATAACAACTTTAATTTTTGCACTGGTGCTTGTAGATGGCAAACTTGTATTTGCACTGTCATCAACATCAAATACTGTACTACTGGTAACAGATTTTATTCTTCCTCCCCTCCTTAAACCTGATTTAACTGGATCAGTTACTTCTATTATCATTCCAGGTCTTACAGTAACACCTCCAGCTAATCCTGTACTAAATGAAATAGTCTCAGTTGATCTATTTTCTTCAAACAAAATAATATTCGCTAAACGTCTTGCCTGATGTTTTGATGTACAACCAAATGCTTCTATTTTCTTATGAACAGATTCTCCAAATTTATTGGCAGTTTCTAAACCTGATCCGTAAGCTGAATTATTATCAACAACAGTTACAAAAGCTTTTTCCTGTGTTTTATTTTCAAAATAGCTAACAGAGACAACATTTGCTCTACTTTTTACACTTGTACCAGAATATGTAAATCCTCCTTCAGTAACATTTGCTAAGTTAAATAAATAACTAGGATCTTGTGTTGGACTGTCTTGGCTAAATTCAAGTTTTCCTTCTGCCCAATATGCAAGACCTCTGAAAATACTTGTTAATTCGTTTATAACTTTAAAAGAGTCCTCTCTAGTTCTAAAAACAACATTACAACTAAATCTGGGTTCTTTTGCAATAACAACAGGAGTTATTTGTTCTGGAGCATTAGGATCGGCAGATAAAATCTCTGTATTCTTTACCTCAACTAATGCAGATGAATATTTACTAATTGCATAAAGAGAATATAAATCAACTTGACTGAGTTCAATATGATCGCCTAATCCATACCTTTTTGACAACATTATATCTAATAAAATCCAAGAAGGATCAGAAGTCCATACTGCTTTATTTGTAAGTTCACCAGTAAAATTATAACCAGTAGGATAATGTATAAAACCGAAACTACTGATAGTTCCAAGCCCTAAAGCATCTGCTTCTGCCTGATTATTAATTACTGTAGGTGTTAATCCAGCACTATCTGTTTTAGGTATCCTTACACGAGTACCTCTGATTCGATACATACGAGAAGGAACATTACCAAAACTTGCTGAATCAACTCTTAATGCAACAGCAGCAAGATCTTCATATTTGTTTTTTGAATTAAATACTTTGCTAATGCCCGAAACAACAAATTTAGCTGTAGTACTTGCTTTTAAGGTGTCAAGTCTTTGTACTTTTAGAGTTATAGGAAAAACTGGTTCAGAATTTGGTTCACCATCTCCTACCTGCTCTAATTCACCAAAATTTATAATATGAGACCTTGAATATGGTTTTGTTGTTTTACCTTTTAAAATAATAGTTGATGGTTTACCTGGTTTCTTATTATCTAGTGCCGTATTATAAATATCATCATCAGGAACGAAATCATAATCAACACCGTTAACATCAGTAATCCTTATTCTATATGAAGTTTTTGTCTTTTTTTGATTCCCCTTAAAATGACTTTGCCAAGTTAGTACTACTTTTAAAGCATCAAAACCTGGTGAATTTGGATTTGCAGCAAACTGTTCTTTAGTTAAAGGACTTTTTTCTATTTGAAAATTTTGAGGACTGTTTTTTGTTACAGTACTATTATAATTAGAAAAATTTAACGGTTGTTCTACAGCAACAAAACCCTTAAAAGGTTTATTAGGTTGTTTAAATACAAAACATTTATTATCAGTATTATCACTAGCAGCTAAAGTCTGTTCGATAGCACCGTTATCACCCTCACCAAAATTAGTTATCGTGAATTGATTAATATGATCTGAAGTTTTTACTTTGTAAAATTTATCTTTATTAGAAGTACTATAAGTTACATTTCCATTTGTAGGATTATTATCACCACCAACACTTATATCAAAACTATTAGTGGTTGTTGACTTGATTTGATAAATACCATCAACTGCACTACCAGAAGTAAAATTAAAAAATAAAAATTTACCTGCGGAAAGTCCATGTCCTGACTTTGTAATGGTAATAATATTTTCCTGATTTTCATCAATACCTGCTTGATCATAAGTAGCACTGACTTCTGATACGGTTATTTCACTTGGAGTGCCACTTGTTTTTGTAAAAAAAACTTGAACTTGATCTCCTTTGGTAATTTGTGGAGCTACCGTTCCAGTATCAAGATTGGTAATCGTTATAGTACTAGTGTCATCAGTTTTCCAATTTGCATTAAACTGAGATATTTTTACACCGTTATCATCTTTATCTGCTTGTCCAAATCTTAAACTTGCAACAATATCTTGAAAGTTAAAGTTTTCAGGAACTACATTATTTAATTCACTTTCTGCTGCTTTCTTTTCTGATAAATCAGTAAGTGCTTTTTGATCTGCAATAATTTGTTCTATAGTTTGTGATTTATTTACATCAGGTGATGCTTTCATTATTGGAGTTTTACCAAGAAAAATATCAGATAATGCAGCAATCTTATAATTTAAAGTATCTCGGTCAATACCAGCATTTATAGGAGTAGGAAAACCTTCTATTTCGCCTTCACAAATAACATCAATAAGTTTTAAAAATTGTGTTGAACTTAAACCCTTTACACCTTTTGGTTTAATTTCTGCAACGTCAGAATCAAAAGAAGCTGTGCCATCCAATCCTGCAATTAATTTGTTTAACTTACTCATCAGACAAGACCTTTATCTATGAATTTTTCACCTGCAAGTGCAACTGCATCAATTCCTGCCGAAACCACAATAGATCCTGTAAATACTTCTCCATAAGCTACGGGTATAGCTATACCACTAGCTGAAGTGTTAGTAATTCCATTAAAAGCAGTGTTTTTTGATTTATCTGATCCTGGTCCAGAACCAAAATCTGTTTGCTCATCTTGAAATACTGGTTGTATTGCAGCAGATATGCCAGTAAACACCAAACTAGCTCCTACATAAGCTAAAGCATTTCCAAACGCTGCTGCAGTAGCAGTTGTTGTTGCGGCTGCAGTGCCACCAAAAAGACCTAAATTAGCTGCTCCTCCTACTAATGCACCACCCGTAAAAATAAATGCTGCTCCAAGCCCGATAAACTGAAGTGGTTTTTTTAGATCTTTTGCACCATAAGCTACAGGTATTATTTTTATATCTCCATTACCAAGAGGAAAATCAATTTCCTCCTCTTTCTCTATATTTTCATTATTAACTTTTACAATATAATTTTGTTCTATTTTATCTAAACCTAAATGATAAAAATTTACTCTTAAAAAAGAGAAAGCATCTCTAACGCTATTTATTTTTGCATGAAAAACTCTTTGACCTAAGATTTTTCCTAAACGACCATATACAGTAATTTTATTAAGCATATCTAAACCTCTTTGCAGTACAATCTATCCAATATTGATTGTATAATTCTCTACAACTTAATTTTCTTATCTCGTGATGTATCATCATTTGATCTCCTATATAAATACCGACATGACTAAACTTATTATATATGTTTACAAATAATAAAAGATCTCCGATTAAGAAACTTTCATCCTTTTTTAGTTCTTTAAAACCTGTCTGTTCTATTAAATTAGCAAAATCCATGGTTTCATAAAATTGTTTTATAGTTTTTGGTCTTGCCCAATCTTTTAAAATAATATTTCTATTTTCTTTATACCATTGATAACCAAGAGAAACACAATCTTGAGAACCCCATACCCATGTGCGACCCAATAAAGGTGCTTTATAACCACTAGGTTCAAAATAATTCCATGAATCATCTAATAAACTAACAATATAAAAAGGGTAATCAAAATATTCACAGGAAGCTAAATCTGCCTGACTCGGACTGTTTGTATCCTTTGGATGACTATGAACAATAGCTAATACTTCTCCCTGATCTTCGTATTTTACCCAATCATCAGGATCTATTATAAATTGATCTATTGTTTCTTCAGCTAAATTAGTACAAGGACAATATTTTTCTTTACCTTTAAAGACTATTAACAAACCACAAGCCTCATAAGGTGCTTGTTGTTTTGCGTGTTGTAATGCCTCTTTTTTCCAATTCATCCTACAAATTTACCAATAGAAGGAAATAATCTTGGACTTGTAATTCTTTTTGGTAGTTTTACATTCACAAGATCTAGAGCACTATGAAGTTGCCATTGAACAATATCTCTTGTCTCTGTAACCTTTCTATCAACAAAATAAACTTCATCAGGAAATTTTGTTGTACTGGATGGTGTTCCAAAAGGATTTGTACCACTGGCAAAATTAGCATTATCAATAAATTTAGCTAATGTTCTAATTCTAGTAAACTTTGCACCAACTAAATCAGTTGCTATACCTGTAATACTTAATAGTTGACTTGTTATAAAGCCACTCATATTACTAACAGTAACAGTAGGTGTCGGTAACTGTCCTCCCGATCCACTGTATTCAAACCCAGTACATTCGATAGGAAATTTAGGATAAGATTGACCACCAAAAACAATATCACCGTTATTATTTTGTGAAACTCCATTATGAAATCTTAATACAGTTGACGCACCATGTAATGCAGGAACAAATGCTAACTCAAACAACTCAATTATTGCCGTTGGAGTTATTGCCAGTAGATCATCATTAGGTATTGCCATTAAGGTTCAAATACTTGTCTGAAGGTAGCTTGAATAGTAGCTCTATTGTTATATGGTATAGATTTTGACCAATTTTCGCAAACAAAATTAGAAGATGAACTTTCTCCAGGTGGGGTGAAAGTAAAACTAGCTGCATCAGAAGCTCTTGCATCTAAAAATGTTTCAATAGTATCTGCATCTGTTTCAGAAACATTAAAAGTTAAATTAAAAATCTTGGGATTTTGGTTGAGGCCAAAAGATGTGCGTTGCTCGAAGCCATCTCCAAAGACTGTGGTACGAATTTTCGGTTGAGATCTTTTCTGTTGACCATAAGTTGGTGTTATTGATGGAAAATTAGCCATTATGCAAGTAAACCTCCTGGTCTTTTTTGTCTAATTAATTCTGATTGTATTGAAGCTGATATAAGATTACCAAGCTGTCTTGCTTGTTCATCATCACCTTCTACATTAGAACCAGAAGCGTCTACGTTGACCACTACGTTAGTTGTGCCTCCTAAAGCATGATTTGGAATTATATTGCCACTTTTTGAACCCATTTGTAAAAGTTCGGGACCTTTTTCACCAACTAAAAAAGCACCACCAGCAGAAACAGGGCCTCCCATTGCTTTAGGAAAAACATCAGTAGATTTTGAACCTATACCAAAAGAACCAGCAGGAACAGTATTGCCATGTGTTGCTATTTGTTGGTTTACAAGTTTTTGAGTACTAGGAAGTGAAGGACCTAAAAAATTACTAAATAAACCGAAAATACCTGATCTTACTTGTGCTGCTAACATCTGTCCAGCCATATCAATAAAATGATCTGCTGTTCTACTAAATAAATTAGCTAATGCTTGTTGAGCAGTCATTGATCCTCGAACAATACCTTTAAATGATTCAGAAAAACTATCACCAATACTTTTTCCTAAAGCATCAATCTGAGTTAAAGGTTCTAATAATTTATTTAGTTCATCAACTGGAGCTTTTATAATTGATTGTCTCTCTAATTCTTTATTAAACTCTCGTTGAAGGTCAAGCAATCTCTGAGCTTCAGCAACTTTAGTTTGAAAATCTTTTTCAGCTTCGGTTCCTCGTTTTTCAGCAGCTTCATCCATAGTAAGAGAACCACTTGTAAGAGCAGATAATCCTTTACCTCTAAATGGATTTAATTTACTTAATTGTCTTTGAAAAAAGTTAAGTTTTATTGCTTCTTGTTTAATAATTGTTTTATTTTTATTAACAATTCCTTCTAATAATTTATCTTCAGTAGCAGTAGCTCCTTGTGTTTTAAGAACATCTAATGCTCTTTGTGCTTGAGTTAAAGAAAGTTCTTTTGATAAACCAGGTAATGCACTAATAATTGAAGCATTGTCTTTTAGCCCTGCGAAAATATCAAAAACACCCTCTGATCCAAATGTTTGAGTTAATGCAATTCTTGCAGATGCTTCAAACTGTTTAAATGCTTTTAATGCTTCAAGTGCTTCATCTTTTGTCATTCCAAGAGATTTAGCAAATTCAGCTACTTGTTTTGAAGAGAACAAAGAAGTTCCACCTGTAGCTCGTATTGATACATTTAGATCATCAACAGCTTTGTTGAAAGCTATAGCTTTTTCTATCTGAGCAGCAATAGCAGTAGCAAAAATAGAAGCAGCAAAACCACCACCAGGTGCAAGTGCTCCTCCAGCACCACCAGCTACAGCACCAAATGCAGAACTTATACCACCTGCACCAAACAAAGCAGGGAAACCTCCACCAATCAATGCACTACCAATACCACCTTTTAAACGAGCTGAAGCTCCTCCTTGCATTGCAAAAGGACCTTTAGGATTGGCTCTTGCACCAAAACCTAGTCTGCTAAAAATGCCAGCAGGAGGAGGTAAAGCAGGACCAATATTTCCACCTTTTACACCAAAAGGTGCAGTAGCTAAAAATTGACTTGTAGATAATTGAGCTAAAGTGCCTCTCATTTTGTTAGTATCTGCCTGTATTTTCTTTACATTTTTATTAAATTCTTTAAATCCACCACCTAACCCTGCACGATTTGATCCAGCCGCAGCTATTTCTCTAATTTCTCTTGATCTTGCTACATTTGCTTCAACTTTACCTTTAAACATAGA